AATTTTACCTGTGTACACGTTGTCGATTATATTTGTTCCAGGTGCTGGAACCTGCTCATTGCTGTAAGACAACGTAGCGTTTGTTGCTGTCCAGTTACCGATTGATTGGTAAAATGTTGAGTCCTGCGCTGATAGTAGTAGGTTAGGTGACAAAGTTACTGTTGGTGCAAATCCAGTTAAAGCCTCTGCGTAAGTACTGATACCACTCTGCATTCCCTTATGTGAGTACAAGTACAACGCTTCACGTATAAGTCTTTTTTGACTTTTTACTGGTAATGCTGGTTCTGGAATTAAACCAACACTAAACGAACTTTGCGCCAGAGTTGAAAAAGCAATTCCCTCCGAAGAGTGCTGCGGTCTTAGAATGTCTAGTTGAGTTAAGAATTGTTCATGCGTAAAAGTGATTCCACCCATAAAACTGTAGAGAGCAGATGTTTCATCTGTAACTCCTAGAGGACTTTGAACCTCACTGGTAAACACTTTTGGAATAATGTCCATGACTTTTTTATGGACTCCGTGGTTAAATGGCATTAAGTCTGTTATTTGTCCAGCATTCACCCAAATTTTTTGATCTGTAAACAAGAACATTGTGTAATAAACCTGACGTCCATTTACAAAAAATATTTGATTTGGGTTGTCTTCTCCATCTACAAAGGTAGATCTACTCACAGTTCCTTCTGTGGCATTTTCTTCCCATATGTTTAGTCCATCTTCTGAGTTTTCTGGGAATCCAAATTGATTTCTTACAAGTTTAATTTTTGTAAAGTCTCCTGTTGGGGATTGCCAAGAGATTTGAATCTTTGTAAAGTCAATAACCGTGATAGACATTGGCTCAACTGAATAAGCCAACTTAGGAGTTACGCCGTACTTAGCACCACCATAAGTAACGTTACCGTATTTTGCCACGGCCTAATCCTAACAGCCAGCAAGCAAGAAAGCGCTAATTGAATCCGCTCCAGTTGTAACTGCTGTCCAAGATGCTGCTGATCCATTAGTAGTTAGATACTTACCGCTATTTCCAGTCTGTGATGGAAGAGCGTTTATTGTTGACCACTGTGTCGCGTAATCAGTTCCTGAAGTCTTGGTAAGAACTTGCCCAGTAGAACCACCAACAGGGACCGCATTCCATACATCGGCAAGACCGTACTCAATATTAGCAAGACGATCCTTCAAGGTGTCCCAAGCAGTAGTGACTTGGTCAAAACTGCCTACCCAACCAGAACCAGTTTTGATGAGAGTTCCTAGGTTTGCTTGAAGAGAGTTAACTTCCTCTTGAAGACTGTTGACGTGCTCGGCCAGGATTGTGTCAGTAAAGTCAACCCTTGTAACAAAGGACTTCACTGCTGCGGGATATGATGCTGTCACGCTGTACTTCCTTCCAGACCTGTCGGTCTATTTTCTCTGTTTTGCCGTTTATTTACTGCCTGAACTACGGGTGGGTATGGCTTGTGCTTGCTTTTGTAAGCATTTGTGATTCAAGAGTGGTTACCTTGCCTTCTAGAGTGGTCACCTTTCCTTCAAGAACCTTTACCTTATTAGCAAGAGCCATAATAGTTGCTGTTAAATCAACCTCTGATGTTCCATCAGACTGATTCACGGTTACTACATGTGAAGTTAACCCTGTTAATGACACGGAGTTAGCCAAGGGTTTAATAAAGATTTGTTTATTCGTACCTTGATTTTTACCAAATACACCAGCCCACACAGGGTACTCAGGATCGCCACCAACATAGGTGACCCAGACACCTTGACCAACTACAGGGACGTCAGTATGGATACTGGAAGGTTCCATAGGCCAGGCCCAGTCAGTGATTTCAGTACCTGTAGTTTGAACTTGTACTTTTAATCGCCGTTGAGTTTGTGGATCTCTATTGTCTTGGACAATTCCACGGTATACTCCATAAAGTCTTTTGATCGAATCCATTAGATAGTTCCGATACTTATATTGCTTTCTTGGAATCGAAATATTTCATCTTCTGCTCCAGTAACAGTTTTTAATCCCGTGTCTCCTTCAATATGGAGGACTGTAACTTTTACTGTCTTTACTCCAGGAACTTGATTGAGTGCAAACTCAATATCTTGAGGATAGATAGTGTCTTGGAAGTCCATACCGTTGTAACCAAAGGAGGTTAGTAGAGCCTGCTTTAGTGCAGTTTCAACCTCTGCCGTTGTGTACTGATCTAACTTTGCGTATTGAAGAGTGATGATAAGGTCTACATAAGTAGGAGGTTGAATAGTTACCGTTGTTCCAAGCAATACTTTATCTTCTAAATACGCTTCAACATCTGCCTTTAGTCGGTCGTACTCGAGGGTTGGATCACCTACATCATCTAGCCCAGGAGCAAGATCAGAGTCAACAGAACTTCTACTTGGAGCAATGTAAACAGTTACAGAAGTCCACACATCTGCATACGCATTTGCCTTACCTACACCACTAACAGAAATTGTTAGATCTGCATAATCCTGTAAAGTTACAGCACGATTTGCTGCTCTCAAAGAAGCAGGAGCAGAAACACGTATTTGGTTAGTTGTTTCTGGGTCTGAACCACCGATTGCTGATGCTGCATTTGTTACAGTAACAGTCGACTGTAAAGCAGTTGTTTGGTTAGTGGATAGACCAGGGACATACACAATGTCTACTAAAGTATCACTTGGAACATTGCCAATTATTCCGCCACCTACCATGTAGTTAGCACGAATTTCTGAATGTAGCGTCGGAATAACTCCCGAAACACCGTCACCAAACAGAATGAACACATTATTGTTGGCATCAGTGTTTACCTGGTACACCAAGTCAGTAGGGCCGTTGTCAAGAAGGTGTTGGACCTGTGTCCATTTGGAGTACACGTCTCCATCTTGTACGTACAGTTCTGTTGTTCCGTCTACAGAGGGGGTCTCTCCTAATTCAAAAGACATATTAGGAAGCCCAGTGGATGTACCGATTAACTCTCCGTAGGTGTTTGCATTGTCAGAAACAATAGTTACATAACGACCTTCTAGTGCTGACACATCTTCTGTTCCTGGTGTTGAACTAACTTGTGGATCAATGGTTATTGCAGAATCAGTTGTAAAGTAAATTGTGTTTACTATGTCTCCAGACACCACATCACCTGAAACAACAGTTCCTACTGGAATAGTAACAGCGGCTGCAGAAGTGTTAGAAAAAGTAAGTACAGTGAATGCTTGACGATATCCTGATGGAATGTACCCATAAGTTTGAGCAATGTTCATTACACTGTCACGTTGAGTTGCGGTAGTAATAAGTGACTCATTAGCATTTCTATCAATGTAATAAGAAATTAAATCGCCCATATAAGCAAACGCCTCAACCAATGCAACTCCAAAGTCAGATGGATCAGAGGCTGTCCAATCAGGAATGCGATCTTGAACACGAGCAATTAACTCGTCACGGAGTACGTAGTAGTCTTTACTGGTGTAGTCAACTGATATTGGAATATTTGAAACTGGGGTTACGTCACTCATAGCGTCTCCTGGTATATCGGGCTAGTTCCTTGGATGTAAGCAATACCAATCACTGTCTCAACTTGAGTGTTATTTGGTAAGTCATACACGGTGCTGACACTGATTATGCCAGTAAATTCGTCAAAAGTCGTGGTGACAGATTGAAGGCTCAGAAGGGGTAACTGCGTCTCAAAGGCTGTCTGTGTTTCACGTTCGATAAGTATGGAGGCGTCATCTTCTGTGTTGAAAACAGAGTAAGGTATCTCTGTACCAAAAAGAGGTTGCATCACACGCTCTTTCAATGCAGTTCCTAATACAGACCTAACACGATCAGCCCATATTTTTTGCTGGTCAGTAGATACGGCAACTTTCCCATAGGGATCAATCCGAAACGGAAGTGATATTGCAACTTCAGCCATTACTTACCCACCCATCTACTTGGTGTAACTTTAAACCCTACATTAGATTTATTTACTAGCAGTTGAGGAGCACGCAGTTTAGTAACTGTTGGTTTGCTAGTTCCTCCTGTACTCAATTCTTGCTTTATATTTCTTACAGGTATTACAGATGCAGTTCCTGGACGAAATGCGGAAGACTTATTTTTTCCAGTACCGTCTGTCATACAAGTAAACTCAACCTCATATCGGCCATCGTAATAGCATTGATGACGTGCTTTTTTTACAATCCAATTCCCGTCAGTAGTTGAACCAGTACCGTTTATTTCAACAGTCCTGTAAGGAGCAATTCGTGG